AAGCTTATGGACCAAAACGTGTTAAAACTCCCAATCAGGAAGTTGAACAGTTCAGTCCAGGTGAAATCCAAAAGATGCTTGATGCTCAAAACGCTTCAACACCAGTAGGACTAAGCGATATTAGTATGACAATCGCTAGTCCTAGAGCATCCAGTTACAGAAATACTTCTTGCCATCATTACGATGAGGACGACCAATAGTGTTCAATCGAGTAATTAGTCATGCAAAACGACTTGTAAACAGACTATTTGCTCGTCAAGTTGCCCCAGACGTTTTGATTAGAGAAGCTCATTCACAAAACAATGAACTCGTTAAGCATAACCTAATTGCTTGTTCCATTGAAGAAGATGAGAACAATACATATTATTCAGGTTTGCTTAACACACTTTCTCAGCATTGCGTAGGAACAATTCCCCTACCTTCCGTTCAGCTTGATGAGAAGTACATCAAACTCTGTGACCAAATTGAAGACAAATGGTATGAATGGTCAGTATGGAACGGTATTGGAGCTTCAATTCGAGAGTTCCGCCGCAAGTGTGCTCAAGTTGGTATGGCAGCACTCATTCCAGTTAAAACTGATTCTGACTACGACTTGAAACTGGGTTTTCAAGTTGTGGGTGCTGAGTATTTCAAATCACCAATGGAACACTTCGATGATCCCTACGTTATAGATGGTGTCCATTACCACCCATCTGGTACAGTACGTGGTGTTTGGATCAAAGAAGATTTAGATTCAGACCCAAGATATTACAGTTGCAGTAAAGATGGTGTAATAGTTTGGGCAAGAAATCGCTTGTATCAAAGGTGGCCTGAGTGTGCCCCAGCTTTCACTGTGTATCCTTCAATTCGAAGATACCTTGAAAACATTATGCGTGGTGAGGAATTCAAAACAGCTATTCCAATGGCTGTTGAAATGGACCCCAACGTATTCAAACCACAAATAGTATCAGAAGTCAAGCAAACAAAGTTCAAATATGAACCAGGCATGATCCCCACCCTCCCAGTAGGTTGTAAGCTGGTGGGGCTAAACATCGGTGCCATGTCTGCTGACAGAGAGAAATTCATTGAACTATTAGCAGCAACTGCTGCACGTTGTGTTGATATGCCAAAGGTTCTAGCACTAGCAGATTCTAGTGATTCCAATATGGCAACAGCACACATTGACTTACAACCTTGGAAATATGCTGTTGAAATAGACAGATATGATTTTGAGCGTGTGAACCAAAGGGTTTTCCAGCATTGGTTTACTGCTGCAAAAACTGGGGGCTTACTGAGAAACCAAGCTACTCAGTTCTCACGACTGCCTGTTCTATTCCAGTATACAGTTTTGTTTGAGCATCCTGATCCCAATAAACGTGCAGCAGCAAGAGCATTGGATCTAGCATCAGGTGCAGCAACATTAACTGAGGTTTATGCAGACCGAGGGAAGAATGCCAGAAGGCAAATTCTCAAGGATTGCAAACTCATGGGTATCTCCCCTGAGCAATTCTGGAAATACACACTTCAGAAACGATACGACTTGGTGCAGAATGCCTCTAAGCAGAATTCGTCACAAGACCAAAGCAAGGATTCTAAACAAGGGGAAAAGCGGTAAAGTAGCTTTCCTTGGTTACTCTGGTGCTTCGGTTGATCTTTCAGATCATGGATTTGACGCCCCTGTCATCTATGATCTTAAATCCTTTGCAGTAGTGTCCCAACGAATCCCTTTGATGTACGAACATCAAGTGGAAGTTGGACATACACTCCGAATTGAGAATTCGGGGGATAAAGTTACTGGTAAAGGTATTTTGTCCGTTGACAATCAGGAATCAAAAAAGATTCGTAACTCTGCTGCCAAGGGTTTCCCGTGGCAAGGATCAATCGGATTGAATGTTGATAAAACTGAATTTGTCTTCCACTCCAAGGGAGTACGAGTTAACAATCGTTACTTCCGAGGTCCACACTATGTCGCAAAAAACGTCCTTATGGACGAAATGACAATTACAGCGTTAGGCCGTGATGAAGATACGGCTGTTCACACTTTATCGAAAGCGGAACTTATGACCATCAAAAATAGCAAGCCAAAGCCTGGCAGCAAGACTCGTGTCCGTCCAACCAAGGATACCAAAGCCCCTCCCCAGAAAAAGGAACCGGTGAAGAACCGAAAGCCTGATACCAAGCAACCTCCAAGCAAGCAAAAGAATCGTCCATCGGAAGATGATGATATTGAGCCACGTAAGCGACGGGTTGACAATCGAAAGACTCAACCACAACTTCCAGTGAAGAAGGAAAAGATCAGCCGTGGTGATCTGTTCCGCATTCAGAACTCTTTCCAAGGTGAACGAGCAACCAAGATCATTGCTCATGCTTTGGATCGAAATTGGTCAAAGAGCCAATTGATCAAGACTCTCAAGCTTGATCGTTTGGAAAACAAGTATCCGGAGCCTGCTAACTTGAAGAACTCTCGACAAGCTGGGGAATCCCAAGAAAAGTTCCTTGAAGGACGGGTATTCAAGTACTTGTATCAAGGCAAGTCGGAAGACAAGGAAAAGGCAATCATCAAGCGATACGGTGAAAAACTTGGGGAACGAATCCTCAATGCACCAACCATCAGCTTGAAAGAAACCCTTGTTACCATTTGCAAGACCCACGGACAAAACTTCCAGGGTCACGGTGACACAGATGACATGATTGACTACTTGGCACATGCCAATGTCCGTGGTGTTTCGAAGCGTGTTGCTAACAGCAGCTTCTCCACCATCGATATGCCAAACTTCTTCAAGAAGACCACCCAATTGGTAATGGATGCTGCTTGGAAAGTCAAGGGCACAGGAACCGCTGAAGAACTCTGCTACGAAGTTGAGAAATCGAACTTCAATGTAAGTGAACGATTCCGACCAAGTGTGGGACAAATTTGGGAAGGCTTGGATTCTGCTGGTAAGATCAAGCACGCTTCCTTCGGGCAAGAAACTCGGTATACCACCACGTTGGATACCAAGGCACAAATGCTTATGATCAAACGCGAAGACATTCTCAGCGATGAATTCGGTGTGATCAAAGAGCAACTCAAGTTGATGCTTGAAGGTGCTGCAATCCTTCCCGATTACAAGCTGGCCCAACGTATTTGGCAGCCAAACGGAACATTCTTCGTCAACGGCACCAACGATATTACGTCAAGTGCAACATTGACTGAAGCAAACCTTGCTACCCAATACGATGCTTTGAGCAAGCAAGTTATCAGCAAGGGTCGAGTATCTTGGCACCAAGATATGGAAGAAGAATGGACCATCATCGTTGGTACCACTTCCATGGAACGTACTGCTTGGGAAATCATCAAACAAGCCAAGTTTGTCAGCAACACCAATTCCAACACGAAGCAAGGTGCTGACAACTATTGGTACAACCGTTTCAAGATCAAGTTGTGGCGTAACTTGGCGAACACTACGTTCAACAGCAACGCACAGGCAGATACTTGGTTGTTGTATCCATCAAGCCAAGAACATGCACCATTCTCCATTAGCTGGTTGAACGGCAACAAGAAACCTGTTGTTCGTACCTACCCTGCTCCAATGGATATGCTTGGATTCGCAGTTGTTGGTTACATCGACTTGGACGTCAATGATCGTGATAACACCGTTATCCGCCGTATGCGTCCAACTGGATCGATTACCTAACAATCATCCTCCACCAGAAGATTTAGGACTGGGGTAGATGCCCTAGTCCTTGTTTACCAGATTTCAACCAAGTATAAGGTTCTTTGAAGTATGCCATACAATTTTACGAATCGCGAAGCATATCCACCACTGTTGGAACAAGTAACCCCAATGGGGATTATTATCAGTCCAGCAGTACGACTTCTTGATGTGCCAAACTGCACAGGCAAGAGCATTGTTCCAGGTGAACCAATCATTCTCCTTGGACACATCGGTATCTCCCAAGAAGTTGTTCTTCCTGGTGAGGATTTCACTTTGCACGTTGGAGCAGTTGTTGACTTCCTCCTTGATCCAGCCCAAGCAAGCAACGTATTTGTTGACGAAGTAATTTACTTCGACTTGGCACTTGCAGCCAACGGAGTTTATGCTCCTGGTTATGCACGAAACGGATCGGCCCCAACCAACGGTTACAAGTTGGGTGTAGCAATGCCAATCTACGAAGGACCAATGGGACCAAAGCCCGTTGTTGGTACTCGTCGAATTGCAGCCAAACCAGGACAAACACGTGTTCGGGTTGCAATGGACATTGGATCAGGAACCTCCTATGGTACCGTTCAAGACTGGAACGGTGCTTAATTCTGAATCTTAGTGCTTAACAGTTAGGTTAGGCACAAGCTTAACCTAGCTGGAGCCTAAGATGGCAGATTTGCTTAAATGGGGAATTGATTGGTTATCCACAATGACCAAGACTACCACCTCCCAGAAAGTTTCACTTGTCTGGAAGGAAGGCAGAATCGATGATGTTTCTTGTAGGTTCGTCGATGAAGCAGGACGTATAATCAATGCTACTACCAAGCAGCAAACTGAACATACCCTATTCCTGTTTGATGCCAGTGATCTTGTAGACAATGGTGTACCATTAACACGAGGACTTCGTGTTATATGGGGTAAACATACATATGAAGCCGCAGTCAACGGTAACAATGTATGGAGATATAATGACACTTTTCGTGTTCAAATCGTACTGAGTACTAAGCATGTATCTGACAGTTCTTGCTAATGAGCTTGTTACAGCTATTAAAAACGCAGATACTTCCAATTTTCCCGGAAGTGGAGGCTCAGGTCTCCGGCCTAAAAACCCAAGTGGTGTTGGCCAAATCCCGATTTACCTTGCACTTGATCCATTAGCTCAGTTAGTGGTAAATGGTGCAGGTACAGCTAGTGTCTTTGTAATTCCTGGTTACAAAGAATTTAGATTTGATGACAACCGTCCACGAAATACTTCAATTAAGAAGATTCATGGGCATGTCATCACACTAGCCTTTGGTTGGCTTCTGTCTGATCAGACCTCAAAGTCGGAGAACTTCGATATTGCTCCGAGTGAGGAATGGGTAAAGTTGGTGGATTTCAAGGATGATCTTGATAGATTCATCGAAACATTATCCCTCCCCAGCAAAGCAAAACTTATTGAAATGGAAGCAAACCCCCCTGACGAGGTTAGTTTGGATTCCAACAGATTCTACTTAGTCTCAACAACATTGATCTATGATGCGTGCTAACTTTCAAGTAAGAACAACATATTTCTTCCACGCATTGAGGGCAAGGAAACGAAGAGCTGTACGTGAAGGAATTTATTCTGTAGCGGGTCTAGTTGCAACAGCAGCAAGACGCAGACTTCGAGTTAGACCTGGGAGCAGTCGACCTGGGGCTAGTCCACACGCCCATACAAGAGGCGGCCTACGAGAAATTCGATTCGCCGTAAATGGTAACACGGCCATTGTGGGACCAATCAAATTTCCAAGAACTCAATTCAACCGTCCTGTTCCTAATATTCACGAGTTTGGTGGAGACGCCCAACAACAGAGTATTAGGGCAAGACTTTTCCGTTATCCAGCACGTCCTTACATGGGTCCAGCTTTGGAATCATTGAAGAAACGTGGGAAGATAAATAAACAATTTGCAGTCTCCGTTGCAAGGGTTATGTAACATATGCCAGTTTCGACAACTCCACAAGATTGTGTAAATCCTGGAAAGGATATGACACTCTACTACAATACTGGAAGCTGTTCTGTTCCAGTTTGGGTAGAACACTTAGGTGTAGTCGGTGATCTTCAACTTGAAGATACCGATGATGAAGAAGAAGTAAGCCGACGCCGTTCAGCTTACAACATCAAAGAATTCTCCCCAGGGATGCAAACAGTATCCATTTCGGGGCAACAGATTACCGACTTCAACTACCAAGGAAATCGGTACATTAACGCTTCGAAGAAGGGTGGTTCCCCACAAGACTTCCTCATCCTTACTTCACCACTCACAGTTGTAAACGCCTACGGTTATCGTGGCAAGTTCTACAACTTTGTTCGTTCCGTCTCAGGCCCAATGCAAGGTGAGCAAGAACAAACGTTCAATCTGAAGCCTGCTGCTTGTGCTGACTGCCAT